CCCGTGCGGAATATCGACATCACATCGCGCGCGCTGGCTATGGCGGAATGCCGCCGGATATTTCAGATGACAGGCGAGCAGGCTTGGGCGGAACTTGCCAAGTCTATGATCGGGCCGAATGAATAACTACCTACGCCATGACCGTCGTTAGGCTCACAACGTCAGCGGCCCAATATTTGGGGTATAGAACCAAATCCCCAGCAAAGTCGGACGGCGTAAATTCGTTGGCCGGAACCCCCGTGTCCTGGAGGACGTGCATTGCCCGCAACGCCATCGCCGCAGTCTCCGAACAAAATAGGCTTGAATCATCGGGTTTATTCACATTCCAGGGAAAAAGGTCAAGTTCGGCGTTAGCCAGTTCCCAGTTTGATTGCTCGTATGGCTTGCCGTGGTTCTTGTCAATGAAGGTGCGTAAGGCGGCTAATTGTTCCGTTGAGCGGTTTCCAACAATGGCCCGGCCCATCACCTCGCCGTCATAGGACTCAACCCGTTCTTGAAAGTGCGTAAGTTGAACCCCGTTGATTGGCTCGTTGGTGATGATGTCCGGCAATATCCCGAGCGACGTGCTTTCGAACACACACGGCACCCCGTCATACTCAACATAAAGACCAACGTGTGAATAGTCCGCGCCGGGCAATGCGGTAATGAGGCAAGAGAATAACCCGTTGCCTTTGAAAAGCAGAATATCACCGGTGTTCATGTCAATCCTCGTTGTATGTCCATGCCCTCGGCCTCGGGGCCAGATCCGGGGTTAAATCGTCAAAATGAACGAACCGTTTGGCAAAATCTCCATGCTGCCGCAGTCCAATGCCGGTAATTCCATGATGTGGGGCCAACATAAGAAGGCTCCAGGCCCATTCTCCGTAAATATGGACATCCACCGCCCGGCCAAGAGGATGCGCTGTGCCGCCCTCTAATCGCCACGCAGACGTCATAATCATGGGATGCCCGAAAGCGCGCCGGAGATTAATCAACCGACCCATGAACTGGGGCGACATCTTTTCCGGGTCGGAGCCGATCTTGGCAAACTCAGCATCGGAAAAATACGGGTACTTGTTCATCTTGGGGTTCCGTTGCGTTCAAGCCGCCCCAATCTCCCATCAATATTGGTAATGTCCCCCTCGAGATAGTCCAAACGGTTGACAACCACGGCCTGGGCTGTGATTGCCGTTGCGAGTGCTTTCGTGGTCTTTTCCTGAGTATCAACAATATTGTTGGCGACGTAACTCCCGAGTGCGATGAAGAGGGTAAGCCCTATCGGGATAATGATGGTATAAACAATCTTGGTCCCAGGGTGTTCAACAAACTTGTGCATCGGTTTGTTGTCTCGGGCGCGACGGGCGCGGTCTCCGTTATCAGCCAGAGCAGCCAGAGCAGCGACCGCCTTGTCGCCCTGCTCGTCAATTATTGCCGCTAACGCTTGATCGTCCATAATGGCCTCAACACTGAAAAGCAGTTATGCCAAGGGCACCACTGGGTGCCCCTCAGTTGCTCAATAAATTGTGCGTCATCCGGGGTTGACCCCCGAACAGTCTTGATCCTTAAATCGTCACGTTCGATAGCATCATCGGCAGGCCCAACAACAAAGTGCCCTGTAAATCGACCAGCCCTCTTAAACCGGCCCCACCGATTCCCAACAATCACTGACACGCTTCCATCGCCGGTAAAAATGGCAGCGCAAAGCCCGATTATGTCATCTGGTTTTTTAGTCACGCGCCGCAGCATGGATTTTCCAAACGGCCCACAGGATCAGGCCAATAACACCGAGAGTTTCAGGAACCATCCCCCAAGTCGGATACCAGCTTATAAACCCGTCCGTAGCGCCTATTAGAAGGCTCCACACGAGGATGATAAATATAGCGGCCTTCCTGTATGTGTTTCGATAATCAACGCACAGGAAGGCCAGCCATGCCACGAGAACGATCTGCCATTGGTTGGCGGCGGATTCCCACTCGACCTGTTGAGGATCGGTCAGAAACCCGTAGGCAACTGAAACCCCCAAGAATCCGACGATGGGAATCCAGAATATCATTTTTTCTTTCCGCCCTTCTTTCCTTTGCGCTTCGAACTTGGTCTGCGTACCATATTACCCTCCATCATCTATGTTATCCAGGACCCCATGAAACAACCGCCAGCATTTCGTCACCACTTGCTGCCGTTTGCGTTGTTATCGTTCGGGCCAATTCTGCCGTTGCGAAGGCGTCACTTGCACCCGTTTGGTATGACGTGCCTTCTGTGATTTCGTCATACTTTTCAGTCAGGTTGGTCCATGTCGAGGTCGAATTGGTGTTGCTCATGCCTGCGCCAAGGGCTACACCACCGTCAGGAATATCAATCGTTGCACTTAGCGTCGTTGAACTAGACGTGTCGCTATCCGTATCGTGTACGGCACCGATCCCATACGCAGCGAAAACACCAACGCCCGTGCGGCTGAGGGCCTTCGACCACTCGATAACGACATCAGCCGTGGTCCCTGTCGGGACTTCCGCCGCCCATATTTCAAGCCCCGGATAGTTGACCGACGACCGATTAACTTGGAATGCCAGCGCAGCGGTCACACCGCCAATTGTCATGGAAACTACCGTGGGTACGGGCGTACCCCCCGACTGTCCCGTGGTGGCGACCAAAACAGTCCGGTTGGTCTCAGCCGTGCCGATGGCTTGGGTCGAAAAGGTGTAAGTTGTTAGGTTCGATGCATCAACAGACGAATCGGTGAAGACAATGGTTGCGTCTGGAAGCGCCCCCGAAGCGGCCATTAACATGCGATTTGCTAACATAATTAACGGCCCCCTAATTTACCGATGACGCGGGCCAGCCGGTGGTTAAATCAATGTACCCAGGATCAAGCGGGTCCGTCAGCTTTTCGATTTTCTCTGCATCTGTGCCGGTTACGCCCGTTATTAGCCCGTGCAAAACGTAATACCGATCACCGCAGCCCTTTAGATGCGCGTAGACGCCCCAATAGTAATCTTGGAACTGCGCCTCAGTCCATGATTTCTGCACCACATCCTCGTCAATCCAATCGTTCGCGGCAGGACTGATTTTGCAACAAAGAACATGCCCAGACGTACCCGCCGCACCCAACGTAATCAAAAGCCGGTCAACGCTGCTTGATGCAATTGTGTACTGCCCGGATGTTGGGCTGGACGCGACATAGGCTAAACTCGTTCTTGCGCCTGTTGTGTTGTTAATCGTGAAAACCTGAAGGTCGTCATCATCGCGCGGGTAAAGTCCGGCAAATACAAAGTTCACCTCTGTACCGTCCAGCGTTCTTTGACTAAACCCGCCGTTCAATCGAAATACGGCGGCAATCATCAACTGCCACGTCAAAAGATCGCCGGAAATAATGTAGTTTGCGTCTGAGCTTCCGTCATTATATGTGAACGGCGATTTTTTGATAATCAGAACATCACTGAGTTGGCCGTATTTCCATTGCGTAACTTGAGCTAACGTAAGGTTTGTGAGCGTATATGTGCCCGTCACCCCGTCCGCATCCGGCGTAACGGCATCGCTGATAGATACCCCTGTAGGACCTGATCTGGTCTGCGTGAGCGGGTTAAACGTCTCGTTCACATACGTGACGGGAAGCCAGCCAATCGCCTTAAGTTGCGCGGCGCTCGCATGGCTCATACCGCTTGTATTGCCCCAAGATTCAGGTAATGATTGCGGGCCAATATCTATGATATCGCTGGTTTGATGAATGTAATCGGTCATGCCATTGCCAATCCCGCTGTAAATCCGTACCAAATTGTTCCGGCGTCCAGGGTCGTGAAGGTTAAAACGTCTATGCCGGAAGCGGTGAGCGCTGGTGCTGTGCCGCCAGCCCAATCAACAGAAGCGGGCCAGTTCACCGTTTGCGACCCGCCGTTAGTCAGAAATAAGGTAAACGAACATGCGATGCCTGTTGCTGACGGATTGGAGAATGTGAACGTATTGGTTGACGTATCGACGGTCGCACTAACAACATTGCCGAGCGTTAAATCAATGTCTTGAGTCCCGCCGCCCGTTGAACCGATTGGATTTAAGGTCTCGCCGTAATCCAGAATTTTTGGCCGCTGCAATGTGGCGTCTTGGCCGTTCAATACGTTGGTATCACCAAGCAACCACGCGCTATCCTGCACAAGTTTGCCAGTGGTCAGGTCAAACCGCACGAGGGCGTTATCTGTGGCCGAGGCAGGGCCGGTAACATCACCCACACCCGTATCCGAGTGGACGTGATCGCCTCGCGAATACGCGGCGCTCGTTCCCGATGCCTTGGTCCCCAGGTCTTCAGGGTCGGCGTCTGACGCCACGATAGCACCAATTGATGCCGCAGTTAGGGCGTCAAAGTCGCCGTTCGCGTCAAAACCCAATAGCTTACTGGCCCGATCCGCCTGGATGGGCAGAACGGGGACTCCGCCTGCATAGGTATCGGAAATCTGAACTTCAACCTTCCTGTCAAACTGCTCGTCAGCCGATTGGTCGATCATTGTCGCACGGTCAAACGCTTGTTCAACTTGGTCCGAAGGGAACGGGTCGTTCTCGACAAGATCAAGCCCTTGCGTGATTGCCGGTGTGCGCTTGATGACCAGCGTTTCGCCCGTAGCAGGGGCCACAACCATCGTCACCGTTCCGCCGTCCGACACAAGGGCACCCGTTACCGTATAATTGGTCGTAATGGTCTGGACAGTCTCAACGCCCGTGGCATCCACCGCGAGGGTAACAACCAGATCGGCGTTTTGCAGGAACAGATAAGGGAACGAGAACGGGGTCGTCGCGCCGTCTCCCGCGTAGCTAACTGTGCTAACTGTGCTGTCTAAGGTCATTGGCTGTTCCTAAACTCGAAGTTTTCAAACGCATCGTCTGGGTTCTCTCCCGTCGCGTCAACACCCGCGAAGAACCCAGCCTGAAGCATGTAACCATGAATTTGCTGATTCCACTTCATCTTGGCCTCTGGTGTTCTGGGCTTACGCAGAAGAAGCGCCATGAACTTGGGAGACTTGGCAGCGTCAATAATCACGTCGCGGACACGCCCTGCCGGTATCTTATCAACCAAGCGTCGCGCGACACGCGAACCACCGGCTGCGATGATCAGGCCGGGACCAGACCCCTTCACACCCAAGGCGCGCGCCGTCGTGGTGGCCGCTACCGAACCAGTCGCCCTCGTCAGCAGATCAACAAACATATCGGTCTCACCAAGGAAACCTTCCTCCGCGCGAGCCGTTGTGCCAGCAACCTTGGTGACCTTATCCGCTTCGTCCAGCAATTTCGTCATCTGCTTGATAGAAGTGTCATCCAGAATGCCGTTCTTTTTCATGACATCGACAAGCGATGGACGCCCCGGCGTGATTGGGTCAAACAGGGCAAGCCGAAGTTTTCCAAAATCCAATCCGCCGTTGGTCGTAGCTTCGTCAATGGCGAAGTCCATTACCGACGCCCGCAACCCCTCTTTGGCCCGTGGGCTGTCTTTGGCCAATTCAGACAGGGCTTTCAGTTCACGCTCGGGGTTATTGCCCTTGACCGCTGATTTAACGGCTGTCACAGAGTTCTCAACCTTGGCGGCGGCGGCAAACGCAGCTTGTTCGTCCGTGACGCGCGATACCCCGCTAGTAGATCGCACCACATCCTGAAGTGCCGCCTCGGACTTGACAGCTTCATCCAAGTCTTTTTTGACATCGGGGAAGCGGTTCATAAGTGTTTCGTTGTCTCGAATAAACCTACCAAGACGGTCGGCACTGATACGACCGGTACTCGGACTGATACTTTCCGCTGCGGCGAGCCTCACAAGGCGTTCCTGAGAATCCACCATGATTCCGGCAAGCTGTTCGGCGTTCGGGTCACCTGCCAACCCCTTGGTCGTCATGAATCGTGTGGCTTCTTCGAGTTCGCGCAGTTTCATGGCACCAGCGGCTTTGCCTGTTCCGAGCGCGCGGGCCAGCATTAACTCAGGCGGAACCTTGTCTATGCCCTTCGGACCCTTTGCCATCGCGTGACCGGCAAATGTCCTTGTAAATGTGTTGTTCAGTTCACGCGAGAACGACCGGGCGCTGTTGTAAGCATCGTCGGCCACGCCACCAAAGGTGTTGTCCATCGCATCGAGAACGCTCTCGGCAATATGCCCATAGGCGCGGGCGTCGCTGAATTTACCCCCGGCCTGTGCTTCTCGCGCCAAGGTCAAAGCGCGTGAACGTAGCGTTATGAGTTCACCCACAGATACCGCACCATCAGCACCCTTCTTGGTATGACGTTTGACGAAGTTCTCTATGACTGAAGGCAGACGTTCATCGGGGAGCATATCGTCTCTAAGAAGTTTGTGCTCCGCGAAGACATCATCAGCCTGCACCATAACATCCTTGTCTATCTTGCTCCACAGCGACGACTCGGCCTCGCGGGCAGCGCTCAAGGACTTTCCGAGGGCGTCGTTGGCCTCTTTGCTGATAGCTTCACGCGCGCCGGGTGTGTCGGCTGAAATCTTGGCCACGGCGACTTCAACGTCACGTTCCGCAGCGGCAACCATGCCGTCAATTAAGGTCTTGTGCTTGAGTTGGCGAAGTTCTGCCACGGCCTTCAGCGCACCGGGATCACTCGACCCACGAAGCGTGTTGATCATCCCCTCAATGGCTTCAAAGTTGGCCTTTGTCATGCGCCCGGCTTCGGCGGAGAACTTGCCATTAACCGCTGCCAGTTTGGATTCGAGAGAGGCCAAGACTTCTGAACCGGACTGCGTTGCCGATGTTTGCGGGCCAACACCCGGTAATCCGCCGTCTTCCAACAACCGTGCAAGCAATATCGGGTCGTCCCCAGCTTCTTCAACGATCTTGCCAAGGATTTCACTTGCCGCATCTTTCCGACCGGCTTCTGTCATAGCTGTGCGGAATTTGTTGACGATACCCTTCGCCCCTTGGGATGCCGAGACCATAATGCGAGTGGGGTTGAAGAAACCTCCAACAATCTCGGCCCCGAGCCTTGTCTTCGTGCTGCCGGGCAAGACACCTTCTGTTGCGGCGCCCGCGCCAGCGGCCCCGGCCAGCCCAGAAATCTCGGATGCCAGAAAGGTTCCAGGGGTGTTTTTTGCTGTTTCGAGAACCCGGTTAAGCCACGTTCCAACAAAGGACTTCCCGAACTGGAAGCCTTGCTTGGCAAGCGCAACCGTGCCCCCCGTAAAGGGCAACCCGCCGCCGATAACCTCACCGGCAACCGCGAAAGGTCTTTGTTCTGGCGGAAAATCCTCAATGCTTTGACGGGCGAACGGAATGTCAGTGCCGGGGATGTTTGTTTCAGATAGCGCCTCGCTGGCTTTCTGCCCCGCGAAGAACCCGGCTCCTGCCCCCACCAGCCCACCAACCACCCGCAAACCGGGGACGGGGATAAGCGACGTAGCGGCTACTCCTGCCATAGCGCCAGCCACCACAGGGCTTGTTTCAACCGCAGCACCCAAGGCACGTTGGCCCACGGCCCCGGCCAACTCTCCTGCTGTCGGATTCATCGGTTCAAAGTTGGCATAAGGGTCATCTGCTTGAGGTGTATCAGCACCTTCAATCGGGACAAACTTAGCGTAGGGGTCCGCTTGGACTTCTTCAGCCATTTGGGTCCACCTGTTTGTTCAGGAACAAGCGGCCATCCTTGGACCGGAAGGGCGCTCCTTCGGGCAGTTTGGACGCCTCTTCGGGGGTCAGAATTGGCGGTGCCCCAAGGTTCATACGGAACAGGGTTAGGGCGTTAGCCTCTTTAATCGCCTGGATGCGTTCGACCTTACCTGTCAACGGTGCGTCGATAGTCGCTTGTGCAGACTTTTGCTGAATGGCTAACGCATCATCAATACCAATCACGCGACTTCTAAATGCGCCTTTTGTGTCAAAAGATGAGGGTTCAAGGTCGACGCTCGCCGCGACGGCTTGACGCTCGGCATCGTTAAGCCTCGGACTCTTTTGAAGAACCGTAACGAGGCTTTTCACAAGCAGCTTAACCTTAGCCCTAGCCCTCTCAATCTCTTCAGGGCGGAAAAACTCACCGACAACAGGTGTTGCGCCAAGCGTAGACGCCAAACCCGAAATCGGCCCGCTAACCAACGAAGCCATACCAAAAATGGTCTCGTCGGGCGCAGGCGAGTCGATGGACAAGGGTTGCTCGGCCACAGGTGCCGCAGCGGCTTCTTGTCCCGGCAACTGCATACCACGGCGCGCGAACGCCTCTACGGCGGCGGGCGGAAGTTGGGGTGAACGCGTCAACGGCGTTCCTGTGGTGGGATCGATGAACGAAACGGGCTCCGTGTATCGTGTGGCCGCTGCCAAGTACCGAGCTTCATCCTCGGGCGTCAGAGCGTTAGACGCGAACGCAGCGGCGTCATCTGTGAGACGGGCAAGAGACAGTCCCGGCAAACCTTTACCAAACGGTGCCTCGTCCGGACTGTCCGCGATGAACGTACCCGCCATTTTGTTAAGCTCAACCTCAGTGGGTTGACGTTCGAACACGGTGGTAAAGTCCGCCATCTTGTCAGCTAAAGTCTCACGCCCGACCGGGGGCGTAAGCCCTGCAATTTTCACCCGCTGCGTATCAGTAATTTGATCTTCAGGGACGCCAAGAATAGCGGCGGCTTTAGCAACGGCCTGCTCACCGTCCTTACGCCCCTTCTCGGCGGCGCGCTCGACCTTGATAATCTGCGAGCGCATGGTGCGGAGCTTCTCAGGCTCGAACATCTTATCGACGCCCGGCACGCTTAAAGCCAGTTTGGCCGCTTCAATATCATCGTCGTCCATATGGCTGTTGAAGACAGAGGTAATCACCGAAGCCCTGCCGCCAATGCGCTGTTCGTCTTCTTCAGCTGCGGTCAGCGCAGGAGCCGCTTCGTCAACCTCTGCGTCCACGGCATCGAAACCCATCTTGATGTCGCCTGTTGCAGCCGCTCTCGTGGAAATGCTCGCCACATTCTCACCCAAAACGGTGCGGACAAGACTACGGCCAGCCTTATTAGACGCAGCACCCACCTGCGATGCGGCATTAATGCGCACCGCTTCAAGGCGGGTTGTCAGCTTGGCAAGGCTATCAGGAGACCCTTGATGGTTTTCGATAGCTGTTGCAGCACGGTCCTTCAGGAAGTCGCCGAAATCCGCAAGCTGTTGCGGGTCCGTCAGATCGCCCTCGGTTTGCACGCGAAGCATTTCGTCCTGGACTTCAAGATTATACTCACCAAACGCCCGCGCCCGAGCTACGGTATCTTTCCTGTCGCCGACGCGCTTCTTCGCAGCGGTCAACTGTTCGCCAATACCCGTGATAACCTGTCCCGCCGTCGCAGCCAGTGAGGCATTCCCACCACCCAAATCCTCCGCTGTGGCACGTCGCGTACTGACCCCGGACTGCTGGACAGAGGGTGCGTCAAATGTTCTCAGTTTCGGCATAGTCTAGCCTCCAAATAAATCCGGGTTGTCTTTCGCTATTTGGCCGCTACCCAGGAGCAGCGCGCCACCAGCCTTTAAGAAACCGGAAGTCCGAGCCGCTGATCCTCTCTTGCGATCAAGTTGAGCGGTGTTTTGCAAACCCAACGCACTAAGCTCCCCGCCGTGAAGGATAGTCTGGCGATTTAGTTCCTCTTCTGCCGCGCTATCAGAAAGCAGGTCAAGCGGTGATCCATCCACGGTAATGCCAGATGCGCCAATACCCGCGCGCAACGCGCCCTGCCGCTTACGACCAAGCCGTTCCTCCCGCGCAGCGTTGGCGGCTGCCGTCCTGCGAGCTGAAATAGCGTTGTTCTCGGCAACTCTCGCGTTTAATTTTGCAGCGCTGCTCGCGGCATTGCCTTGTTGGATGGCCCCAACAGCCGAAACTGCCGTGCCTATCGCGGCAATGGCGATTGCAGGAGTGATCGTCATTGCGTAATCCTCGCATATAAGGCGCAATCCCGACCGTCAGGGCTGTAATGCTTCATGCACTCGGCCTCCATCTTAAAACCCAACATCTTGGCCCAGCGGTGTGCAGCTTCGAAATCACAGTCCACCGTCATTTCGACTCGGCGGATGTAGCACCCGTCAAGAAAGTGCTTGATAGCGCGATGCACCGGTAGAAACAAACGTGGCCCGGTGTCCGATATAAAAGCCCATGCAATGCTTCGCCCCTGCCACTGTTCGATGATACCAGCAGCCGCTACCGGCGCGTCTTCGTATAGGGCCGTATAACTGAGTTGATCTTCCAATGCTACGCCCTGTTCCTGCGTCACCCAATCGCTTAGGTGCGCCTGCATATCCTGCAAACGGATAGCTGCAAGGTGTGCGGCTTGGAAGGGAACAACGTTAATCATCATCGGTCCTGAGTGTTTAACTGTGGCATAATTGCGACAATAGTAGCCCGAAGTGGTTGGTCTTGGCGATAGTATACCTGTGCGTCGTTATCGTAACCCCCATCCCACTCGACCTCGACATCGCCCGTGAACAACGGAACGGCGGTATCCATCGGGTCGCCACCTTCACGGAAAATCAGCGGGTCAAGGTTATCGGCATCGGGTCCGAACTTTCCGCCAAGGGTGTCTAGGACGCTGAAAATCAGGCGGTGTATGCGCTTCAATTTACCCTGCGCCGTACCATCCTTAGCCCCCGTGTTGTTTCGCAACGTGTACATATTTGCAACAGAGGGAAGTCCAACCTGAGCAATAGTCGCGGAGTAGGCCAACGTCACCGCTCCAGATGTTACCGCTTGGCTAGGACGTACTGCGCCGTTTGCCAGAATCGCCACCGTTTCGCCTTCAAGATGATCAAGTCCTGACAACGATGTCACAGCTTGGCGAACTTCCCCACCTGAAATATAGGCCGTAAAACTCGTTGTATCCAAGGCGTGGTGAATTGTTCCACCAGAGGTGTAGGCCGTATATGCCGTTCCATCCACACCGGCTAATTCATAAGTATCGTCTGTCTTGTTGGCAACCGTCGCCGTCAGTCCGTTGATTTCAACCATGCCAACCACGTTAAGAATGCCGGTGATATCTCCATCAGAGAGGCCATGCGCTACGGCGGTGATGACCACGGGGTTCGCCTGAGTGGCACCAGAAATGTTGTCAGCGGCGGCTATCTTAACCAAGGGGACGAAAGTGTTTGCGGCCTTGTCAGCGACATAATACCGGGTGCCGTTGATCTCAATCGTACCCTTGACATCAGATAGCTCAACCTCAAAGCCGTTCGTATATCCATGGGTGCCCGCCGTCACAACGCCAGGATCGGCTAGTGTGATCGCCGTTACCGTCGTTGGGTCATTAAACGTCAGGGCCGAATCGCTATACATCTGATCTTCGTGGTCGTTCGTGGTGCGCCAAAACTCGTTCAGATATTCAATATGCCGAACGATGGCGCCGTTCACATACCGCTGAACGATCATCAGGAGATCATCAGCGTCGGCATCCGGGTTCGGAATAGACACAATGCTCTCGACCTTGGCCTGGATGCTGGCCGCATCACTCACCCCACCGATAATGTGGCGATGCCAACCCGTAATATCCTGCTCGCGAACGAAGGAAAGTCCCAACAAAGTCCCATCCGCACGGACTGCCCACATAATGCTTTGTGGTTCTTGCTGGAAAGCAACTTCAACGATTCCCGTGTAGGTAATATGTTCCGCCACAAGGGTCATGTCGGGGGCACGGAAACCGTCATCCTCGAACACGTAGGCCAGATCGCGCACCTTCAGACCGGAGCGTTGGGTGAAAAGAATTGATTTACCCGACCGTAGGGGTTGGATATTGAGACTTCCATATGTCGAGGAACGTTTGGCCTGGACGTTTGTTGGAGTAATTGCCTCACCAATAGCTGAAGGCCGAATGACCCACTCCGCGCCGCCCGTGCCACAAATTAAGCCCTTCTCGTCATCCTCAAGCCAGATGATTTCGTTCACACCGCTCGAACTGAGCGTGATAGCGACCCCGTGGTCGGCAACTACGGTCCCGTCTGGGTCGGTGGGGGTAAAGTTCACAAAGTCGCCTGTGCGGCTCATATCAATCCGCTGAGGGTAGTCTACGCCGCCACCCCAGCAAAGACGGTCCTGATGGAATGTGACTGTTGCGGGGAAGCCTGTCGTCTCTGACCATACCCCGAGTCGCCAATCAACCGTTGCCGTCGTGGCCGATGCATCATCACCAATTATTGTCGCCGTGACGACGGTCGTGCTGGTCCACGCCGTAATATTCAACCACGTCCAATTAGCGGCGCCGTCTTTCCAGCGAATCTGGCGGTTGATGTCGGTAGTCTGAAAGCCTGTGTCGGAGTTGATGCCGGTAGTTGCTGAAGCCGTTACGGTCACTGACCCGGTTGTGCCGCTCAATCCTATCGTGGTGTCGGTCGTATTCGTGTTGAGGTAAGGGCCGTCCTGGAAATCGTATTCGGCCAGCGTCCAGACTGTATCAGACGTGCGCGATAGTGTGCGCGGAGCATATGACGGGTGCGCGATATACATCACGTCGGCGCTCTGCGAGGTTTTAATCTGGAATAGGTCGGCTTCAAGATAGGGCGTCACAACCGTTACCGGCGTTCCGTCGAGCACCTGTGCGCGGTCTTTGATGAACCGGATATATAGATCACCAAATTCGAGGGCATAGGATTGCGTTGCCGAAAATTCAAATCCTATCAGGCGAGAGGCTTCTGTCGCCCCAACCTTCGTGGCAACGATAAACTGCGTACCCGGTCGGCGTTCCAACGGCCCTTGGACGAGCGGAACAAAATTTTCACAGATTGCAAGCCCGGTGGTGTAGCGGTCAACGTCAGGACGGCCATACAAAAGCGGCGATATTTCCCCGCCGTTAAAATTGCTTTGTAAGGCTGAACTTTTGGCCACTATAACCTCGCAGTAATCCACGTATCCGTGGGGGGTTCCCGACCGACGTTCTCAAAGCTGTTGACCTTGCGCGCTTCCGCCTTCGCTACACGATAGGTGAGTTTGGCATCCTCTTTCTTGGTGTTCGATTGTGTGATTTTCTCCGCAATATCCACGGCAATCCGGGAAACCAGAAGATCAAGATACAGTTCGTCGAAATCCTGGGGGTCCGTGATCCTGCGGAGATAAATGATCTTCAGCGGTGCCCCGTCGTTCGTGAGAATCTTTCGTCCCTCAATCTGCCAATCGGTTACCTCATTATTAGGAAGCAACCGGAGGAAGTCGGGAGGCAGTTGGAAAGCGTTCTCGAAGTCGAATGCAGGACTTGTTGAATCCGCAGCTAGGGATGTCCGGGTACGTGCGAAGTTCCACGGGTGGGCGCGAATCTCGCTATCCCGCGCGTGTTCATAGACGCGATTACATTCACGACCGGCGACGCTTTCCTCGGACAATGAGGATATCGCTTTGGCCCCCAATCTCTGTAGGGCCAAGTTGCAGATATCGACATCGCTACTGGGGGACGCCATTACGATGTCTGAATGGTGATCTGATCGCTGATCAGGGCGGCGATGATGTTCTGCAACGTCACCACGGCTTCGTTGGTGGTCGTATCAACCGCGATCACGACACGCACATCGTTTGTCACCGTCCCGGTGGCGGTGGCCGTGATGTCTTCAATGTCCACCAACTTTGCAATATCAATATAGGTGTTTGCCATCGTCTTACTCCGTTTGAGGATCGCCAACACGGCGAATCTTGGGCTTAATAAGATAACCGTAAAGCCGTTCTGATGCTACATAGTCAGAGTCGAGCAACGGACTGTTCGGCGTCACTATAACATTAATTCCCCGGCCTTCACAGAATCCTAACCAATAACTCATGCAAGCCATGGCGCGGGCCGGGAGGTCAGAGCCGCGCGGCTTTCGTGAATACGGCTGCGACGGGTCTACATAGTCGGTGCCAAAACAGATCAATTCCTCCACGCCGATCCATGCGGCATACGCTACCATATAAGGCACCGTATGATTGAGAAAATCCCGGTTGGGGTTCATCGTCAGGATTTCGGCCAACGGATAGGAAACACATTGCGGGCACTCGGGTCTAGCAACGGATGTGATAATAGGGCCGGTTGAGTTCTCATATACCGCCTGTGTTGCCGGGACGTGTCCCTTCATGGCGGCGTAGTCGTCCATTACGAACGTCAGGTCAACGTTGGCGAAATTGCAGGCGGTGTTGACCCCCCACACTTCGTCACGTTCAAGGATGCCTGGATTGTCAGAGGCCAGCATATTCAAAAAATCCAGTCGCGATGGACCGGTTCCAAGTATGACAACCTTCTTTGGGCGATGACCTGTCGGATGCTCAAACATACAAGACTCCGGTGCGAGGTGGGTGGGACCGTAGCCCCACCCTAGAAACTCGCGGTCGTTTAGTCCAGCGTGTAAAGCATTTCGATGGTAAGCGTACCGACCGCCTCAACCGAGGACTCGGTAAGCGTTGCCTTGATGTCCAGCGTAGCAACCGGGTCCACCGTACCTGTGGCATGGTCCCACAGCGGAATCCCATAGTTGGCGATGTCGCTAATGACAGAAGCCGAGCCGGCTGTGGCGCCAAGATGCCCGGCAGTCAGCGCGTCGGGATCATCGGTGATGTCCGACTTGCCGGGTTGGTTGAACACACCAATATCCCACGCAGCCGCGCCCGTACCAAAGTCATCCCACGAGAAAGTGGAAATGCCCATGATCCGCGCGTTCGACGGGAGACTGGCGAGCAAATACGTCGAAGACACACTGTCATCGTCGTTGGTTTCAACGGTCTCGGTCCATGAACGAACCGCACCGCCACCCGTGCCGGGAGCGCCCATGATCGAAGGCGTCAGGGCGTTCGGCGTCATGACACGGGAGCCTTTAAGGTTAACAACTGCCATGATCTAGGCCTCCGAGCAAGTGATTGCGACGACTTTCTTTTCCTCGACGCGGGTCGAGCCAAAGGTGCCCTTGACGTAGACCTGAGTCGAGTAGGATTTGTCGTCACGTTCGGTGATGCGGGCATTGATGTCGTTCCAAATACCCAGGTGCAAACCAGATTTCGCCCAGCAAATGACGGTCCTGTTGGTGGTCGTCAAGGCAAGGCGCTGGCTGTCGATGAAGTTAAAGCCCATGAAGGCTTTGATACGACCATCGACGAGGACCGGCTTGTTGGTGAAGTCGAGGCTGATCGCCTGCGTCTGACCCAACAGGTCGTCATGCTGTTGCGCGCCGATGGCACAGAACAGCGGTTCGTTGTCAACGTCAACCTCGGCTGCGATAAGCAACTGCATCGCTTCACGGAGCTTGGCGATGGTAAGCCCGCCTGCCGTGGTCGTTGCTGTTTGAGCTGCCGGGAACGTGGTCGAGGTCGAGCCGTCTTCACCGGTCTTGGACGTGCCGGTCGCGGCGGTAATGACGACATCATCCATTGCACGACCGAGCGCCTGGGCGCCGTTGATGGCGTAAGGCGAGGTCGGGTCGGCGATGGTTCGAAGTTTGTCCTGATCATCAATAAGGTCGGCCCACTCGTAATCGGAGGGGTAAACCCAACGCCTGTCGTGCGGCGTTTCGATCAGGGGGGTATCGGCATGACGGGTGGTGCGCTTCTGGGCGGTCACCGCGCCAATCTGGTTGACTGCCGCACCCGACTTGCCGTGGTAGTTGTCCACCATGACAGCGTTGCGGAACTTGGAGCCGCGTTGCTGAAGCAGCAACTCGACGGTACTCTTATAGTCAATTACTGACCAGTCAAGGATTTCGTTAGACATGACGTATGCCTTCCTTCTGTCGGTTAAAACAAAAGCTGAAGGCTTGTCCGAGAATTTCGGGGCCACTACTGAGGCTTTATAATCGGCCCGGTTGGGTTATCGACGTTGCCCGTTCGACACCATCACGGTGCGCTCTGCGGTATTATTGTCACATGCGTTGCAAAAAGGCAACATTCTTAGTTGTCCACCAGAATCAGATCAAAGCCAGCGTGGACCTCGGCTTCTTTATCGTCAGGGTGCGCGTCGATTTTTATGTCTGTCTTGTGTGTTATCTTGCGGTAAGGATTAAAGAAGTGTTGGAAACCCGGAGCAGCCTTGGCGATGCCTTTTTCCTGTTTGACTTGAAATTCATATCCATTGTCACGGTCTGCTTCCCACAAATGATAATCAACTGATTTAGGGTCTTTGCCTGTCGCTTCAATAAAATCTGCATAGTAGGAAGTCATATAACCCGTCTTACCGTTGGGTATGGTGTAGATCGCCATTAAGGTCTGGTTATTTCCGGTGCCGATGATGGCATAGTCTACTGTCTCCCCGGCGTTATGAGCGCGAATGGCGGAAGCTGAAACCACGTTAGCCAATACCTTCATCCTGAAACAACGGATCATGGGGGTATCCCACGCCACTGCCGTTGTTGTAAGGCTTGCGTCAAGGGTCTTGGTCTGCGTTACCATATTCCAACTACCATCAAGCCCCTCAGCCTCAATTGTCGCGCCTCGCATTGTTAACTGATCTACAGTCTGGCTGACATGGGTTATTAAGGCTGTAGCGGGAAACGAATAAATATCGCCACCGTCCCAAACATCCTCAGTAGCCCCCGAAGCCACGGCAGGGTTCTTGCCGAATTTGTTTACGCAGGAAACGCCGGGGACTAGCCCCATAGCAACCCTTAGCATGAAATCCGCGTTCTCAAATACCGAGACGGGGTTGGTTATGTCTGTCAGGGTGTCGACGGTATCTACCGACGTGACGCTGGACACCTCGTCAATCGTGCCGCTTGCGATATTGGCGTTCGGAAGGAAACCCTTCATGCCGTTCGCGTAGGTCACCAACGTTCCATCTACGTGGTAACCTACTTCGGGAGAACGCTTCCTATCGCCGGGAACGGCCATTAACCGGCGCCGATCTTATGGGCACGTTTGACCGCCCCGTCGAACGCCTCGACCCTTTCCATGAAGCTCAATTGGTCTTGCTTGAGAACTTCACGCTGGGCGCCAAGTTCGGCCACTTCCTTCGCGAGTTTATCCTTCCCCTTCTGGAGACGGGCCTCGTGCTGGTTGGCCTTGTGCTGAGCTTCGCGCGCGGCGACAACAATCATGTCGTTGCTGGTTTCCTGACGTTGAGCCGCAGCCATTTTGGCCTTGGCAATGCCCTCCAACTTTTCAGCTTTGCGCTCGATAGCTCCCGCCGCCGCAATAATCTCGTTGGCCTTGATGTTGGCAGTCGCAACGGCGGAATCAGCCCCACGCTCAACACGCGCAAGCTCCTTGAGTCTGGCCTCGAACTTTTTGGCATCCCTGACGAACGCCAACGCATCGACGGCTGTATTCATAATCTCAATCCTTCTGTTTGGTTGGTTGATTTTCCGTTGTTTCGGGTTCAGAAGCAAGGCCGTTCAGAAGATAGTTCTCGTACTCGGAAGCGAGAGGAATGACCCCATATTCATCGGGCTTCACATAAACCGCCAACTTTAGAGCTTCTAGCCTGATTTGACTACTCATGGCGCAAGGCCCCCGATCATCTTGGACAGGCGCGCCTTCTTAGCGACGGCGGCGGCATGGCCGGGACTAGCCGGGTCCATCCAATCATTGAACCATTCCTTGTTGCCGTTCAGGGCCTCCATCGCCGACCGCGCCGCCTCGGGGGTCATCAATCCGGTTTCGGCGCTCTCTCCGCCTTCAAGCGGATCTTCGCCGAGTTTTGAACCGACGTTGTTCATGAACCTCATGA